CTTCAGCTGGGAGGTCACTACGACTCCTATGACTGTTACGGGTTACAAGGCCACTTCGTTCATCTCGATCAACTCAGCAACGGCTGATCCAGATGCGCTTGCTGACCTTGAAGATCTGCTGTATGGAACCGCCGGCTCACCTGGAACTGTGGCAAAGCTTCCGACCCCGGATGAGGTCATTGCGCTGTTTACGCCAGTTGGACCTTGATTTACCCTGAAAGAGAGACTAGAGAATGTTGATACTTAGAGTTCCTGGTATTGAACTATTTGATGAAGCTCTTCAAGTTTTTACAACAGAAGACGCGTTTACTTTGGAATTAGAACATTCTCTAGTCTCTCTTTCAAAATGGGAGTCAAAATTTGAGAAACCATTCCTTGGCTCTGAAGAAAAAACAGATGAAGAAGTATTAGCTTACATTGAGGCTATGATTCTTACTGAGGAATATCCCCCAGACGTTCTTAATAGGCTTAGTAAAGAAAATTTTAAACAAATCAATGCTTACATCGAAGCAAAGATGACTGCTACTTGGTTTAATGAAAAAAAGCAAGGTAAAAAAAGCTCCGAAGTAATTACAGCAGAACTAATCTATTATTGGATGATTACTTTTAATATTCCAATTGAATTTCAGTATTGGCATTTGAATCGTCTGTTTACATTGATTAAGATTTTCAGTGTGAAGAATGCACAACCTGAGAAAATGTCTAAAAAAGATCTTTTAGCACGCAATAGAGAGTTAAATGCTAAAAGAAAGTCCGAACTTGGTACTACTGGATAGGAGGGTAGTATGACCCGTCTAAGTTGGAACCAAGATCTTAACCGAAAGTATGAGTTTGGTGTCGACCGAGGTGTTATTTATTTAGATGATGGGGTATCTGCCCCTTGGAATGGTATAGTTAGTGTAACTGAAAGTCAATCTAACAATATTACTTCTTATTATTTTGACGGTAAGAAAAATTTAGACGTAACATCTAATACGGATTACAAATTATCGTTAAATGCGTTTACCACACCATGGGAATTGAATCAAGCCTTAGGAATGACGTCTGTTGTTCCTGGTTTTGTTCTAACAAATCAACCAAAAACAAAATTTGATTTTTCTTATCGAACTCAAATCGGTAATGACTTGGGTTATAAGATTCATCTTGTCTACAATGCTAGTATCACACCATCAACATTAAATCGTTCAACCATAACTGATAGCGCGACTTTAGAATCTCGTTCGTGGGATATTCGTACTGCGCCTTTAGTTTACCCAAATCAATCACCTTCGGCTCATATTGTTTTTGATTCTACAAAAATGCCTCCGGAGGTTCTTTCTCTTTTAGAGTCTATTATATATGGAACCTCGACTTCAGATCCTCGACTTCCAACATTATTTGAGCTTTCAAATATTTTTGAGGTTTGGAATCCATTTAAAATTGAATACAATAGTTCTGGTTTTTCGCTATTAGTCTCTGATCTAGGCGATATTTCAGCTACAAAAATAGATGGAATCTTTGTTATTTTACAAGACACGCGTTTAAACTTGACTTCAAATTCAGGTTTTTATAGATTGGAGGCTTAAATGCCATATGATCTTTTTCCTTCTGTTGATGAAAATTTTAATTTTCCTGAAGAAGTAAGAGTTCAGTTAGCTAAAAGTGAACAGTTGCGAAATCTTTTAATTCCTATGTCTGAAACTGTTCGGGATGCTCTTTCTGGAGAAGAGCTTTGGTTTGGACGTACTATTTTTAATACTACATCTAAGAAAATTGAAAGTTGGACTAACCCTGGTGTTTGGGTTGAGTATTTAGATGATACATATGATTTTCCAGAGCCTCCTCCGTTTTGGGATGAAAATTACGATGTTCCCGTTCAGGTACGTTCTCAGTTAGCTAAAAGTGAGCAACTTCGTAATATGGTCACTCCTATGTCTGAAACGGCAAGAAATAGTCTTCCTGTTGAAGAAACATGGAACGGTCGAACTATTTTTAATACTACTTCAAGAAAACTTCAGGTTTGGTTTGAGACAGCACAGGGTTGGTTGTCGGTTTTAGATGAAAACTATGTGCCTATTCAACCAGAATGGTGGGATTTTGAGCCACAATTAAAATACTATATTCAAGAGTATAGTCCTCAAAATTATACTTCGTCAGGACGACACATAGCTACTGATTCTATGGCATCTTCTATTTTTAACATAGAGTTTTATAATCCTATCGGAGCCGAACCATATTCTAGCCATTCACTCATTATTCCATCATATTGGGAAGTGCGTAGTGGTGATTTACAATATCCGTCGGGCAATCTTCTTATAGATTATACAGCTGTTGGCGGTGGAATTAAAACAGGATTGGTTAGAGCTCATAACGGAAACTATACGGGTGAAAAATATCCCTTAGGATATTTTGAACTTTTGTATGTTTCTGAAGGAGAGTATCTTCCGTTGAAGGCCAATAGTCCACATCTTTTGACAAATGGATGCAAAATTTCTGGTCAAATTACTTATTATATTGCTAATGTTTATTAATTAAGGAGATTTTTTATGAGTGTTCCTTTATTTGCAGGCGTAGATAATGATAAAAATTTTCCTCCAGAAATTCGAGAGCAGTTAGCTAAAAGTGATGAATTAAAATTCACAATAGTGCCAATGTCCGAAACACAAAAAGATAATTTAAGCGAAAAAGATTTATGGCATGGGCGAGTTATTTATAATTTAAATAAAAAAGCTATTGAAACTTGGAATTCCATTACAAAGACATGGAATCTTAGCTTGACCAGTAATTATACACCTCCTGCGCCAACACCTCCTTGGGATCGTTATTATAGACTACCAAAAGTAGTTCGAGATAGGTTAGCTTTAACTTCGGATTTTAAACATATGATTGTATCTATGGATCATAAAACTCGATCCGAGTTAACTCAAGATGAATTATGGAACGGAAGAGTTATATTTAATACTACAATAGAGAATCATCAAGTTTGGAATGATGAGTATAATATATGGATTACTTTGTTAAATGATACTTATGTTCCGCCAAAAGTTCAAAGAACTTGGAGTGATTGGGACACGGTTATATCATTGACAAATGGTCAAGAACTAGAAACAACAGTTTATTATGTATCCGGTTATGTGAATCAAAACGGTCGGGTTTCTTTGATTGTAAACGCAGCTGTTCAGAGTGAAGATGTGCTTCACACGGGTCTTCCTCTTAGAGCTTCCCTTCCACTTCCAAATGCATTACCATCTGGTTTGACCGTTTTTGGACGGTGTACTATTAAGAGATGGATTCCCTCTCTTTATGAACACGTTGAAGATCCAGGTCACATTGTTTTAGAAGGTAACAGTCAACATATGCTTTTTTATTATGAAGATGTTTATAATGGTGTGTTAGGAAATGCTGTTGTTGACGCTGTTGACGATCAAGGTTATGTTCATGTTTTTGGAAATTTAATGTATGAGACCGCTTAGAAATCTTTTTAAGGAGGACTCCTTATGAGTAAACTTGTCTGGGATGAAATTGAAAAACGATACTTTGAGACAGGGTTAGATCAAGGAGTCTTATATTTATCTGATGGTGTTGGCGTATCTTGGAATGGTCTAATTTCTATTGAAGAATCTTTAGAAGAAACAGATGTTACTTTATATTTAGATGGCGTTAAATTAGATCGTATTGGAAAAGAAGGTGAATTCAAAGCAACCTTAGTTGCCTTCACCTACCCAGATGAATTCTTGCCATATCAGGGGTTAGAAAATTTTGATGATTCGGGAATGCTGTTAACTGGGCAAAAACCTTTGTCTTTTAATCTTTCTTAGATGTAGTATTAAAAATAGTACGTCCAAACCATAGCTCATCTCCAGAAAGAGAATCCCTAATTGTTTCAGACATTGGGATTAAAAGATTTCGCAATTGCTCACTTTTAGCTAGTTGAACTCTTACTTCTTCAGGAAAATTAAAATTTTCGTCAACAGAAGGAAAAAGATCATAGGGCATTTAAGCCTCCAATCTATAAAAACCTGAATTAGAAGTCGATTTTAATCGCGTATTTTGTAAAATAACAAAGACGCCGTCTATTTTTGTAGCTGAAATATCGCCTAAATCAGAGACTAATAGCGAAAGACCAGAATTTTCATATTCAATTTTTAATGGATTCCAGATTTCAAAAATATTTGACAACTCAAATAAAGTCGGTAGCCTTGGCTTTGACTCAGATGTTCCATAGATAATAGATTCTAAAATCGAAAGAATCTCCGGGGACATTTTCGTAGAATCAAAAATAATATGAGCTGAAGGTTTTTTATTTGAGTAATTTAAAGGTGAAGTACTAATATCCCACGAACGAGATTCTAAAGTTGCACTTTCCGTTACAGTTGAACGAGTTAATGTCGATGGGGCTATGGTTGCGTTATAAACAAGATGGATTTTATAACCTAAATCATTACCAATTTGTGTTCGATAAGAAAAATCAAACTTTGTTTTTGGTTGATTTGTTAAAATAAATCCTGGAATTACAGAACCCAATCCTAATGCAGAATTTAATTCCCAAGGTGTAGTAAAAGCATTTAGAGATAATTTATAATCTGTAGTCGCTAAAACGTCAAGATTTTTCTTACCATCAAAGTAATAAGACGTAATAGTATTAGATTGACTTTCAGTGACGCTAACTATACCGTTCCAAGGAGCAGACACTTCGTCGTCTAAATAAATCACACCTCGGTCAACACCAAACTCAAATTTTCGATTTAAATCTTGGTTCCAACTTAGACGGGTCATCCTAACCTCCTATCCAGTAGTACCAAGTTCGGACTTTCTTTTAGCATTTAACTCTCGATTGCGTGCTAAAAGATCTTTTTTAGACATTTTTTCAGGTTGAGCATTCTTCACACTGAAAATCTTAATCAATGTGAACAAACGGTTCAAATGCCAATACTGAAATTCAATTGGAATGTTAAAAGTAATCATCCAATAATAGATTAGTTCTGCTGTAATTACTTCGGAGCTTTTTTTGGATTGTTTTTTATCATTAAACCAAGTAGCAGTCATCTTTGCTTCAATGTAAGCATTAATTTGTTGTAGATTTTCTTTACTAAGCCTATTAAGAACGTCTGGGGGATATTCCTTGGTAAGAATCATAGCCTCAATGTAGGCTAAAATTTCTTCATCTGTTTTTTCTTCAGAGCCAAGGAATGGCTTTTCAAATTTTGACTCCCATTTTGAAAGAGAGACTAGAGAATGTTCTAATTCCAAAGTAAATGCATCTTCAGTTGTAAAAACGTGAAGCGCTTCATCAAATAGTTCAATACCAGGAACTTTAAGTATCAACATTCTCTAGTCTCTCTTTCAGGGTAAATCAAGGTCCAACTGGCGTAAACAGCGCAATGACCTCATCGGGGGTCGGAAGCTTTGCCACAGTTCCAGGTGATCCAGTGGTTCCATACAGCAGATCTTCAAGGTCAGCAAGCGCATCTGCATCAACCTTAGTCGAGTTGATAGAGATGAACGAAGTAGCCTTGTATCCCGTAACAGTCATAGGAGTCGTCGTGACCTCCCAGCTGAAGGTAATCGGCTCGGGAGAGTCGTTAACCGTCGAGTAGGACTTCTCAGTCGGGGCTGCCTGGGCGCCGTAGATCAGGTGAAGTTTGTAACCATACTCCTGACCATCAACATCATTACCCAGAAGGGTGCGATAGCTCAGACCAAACATCTTACGCTGCTGCTGACCAATGAGAATACCTTCCTGGGGCGAGGCAGAACCATCGCACTGCCCAAACTCCTCAGGGTAGGTGAATGCCTCGATAGTGGCGCTGAACTCCTCGGCCGAAACCAGGTTAAGATACTTAATGTTGTCAGCGAACTGGGCGGTCGACTCGGCGCCAGAAGGCGATTCAGTCACAGAGACCAAACCGTTCCAGGCATAACCCTTGTCATACACCCCACTAGCATTGGCAATGTAAAGAACCCCGTGGTCGACACCGGTCTCATAAAACCGTTCGCCAAGGGAGTCCCAGGTAAGTACTGGCATTTAAGTTCTCCATTCTAGAAGAATAGTGTAAATACATCATGGTTTAAATTATCCGCTGTGAAAAAGGTTTTATGTTGGCAAAGCGGAAGATCTGCAATTTTGTCTGGAATACTACTATCAGGATTTCTATCAATATAAGTCACCTGATAACTAATTTTGCGCGCATAAGCTGAGTTATTCGCAAACTTAGTATCCATTCGGTCACGACTGTACACAATACACGGATATTGCATACGAAGCGTTGCTGGTGGCTGGAAATATACGTTTCTACTTCCAAGTAAGGTCTCAAGGATCGTCTGTAGGCTCTGGCGTTGGCCCATTATAGACACCTCCCAACCTGAGAAGCAGGCGGGGACTCTGCACTTCGACCGTCGAAACAGTCCACAAAGTCCCCGCCCACCGCACATACCGAATATCAACAAAGTTTTCGTTAGCGTAGGCATCAGCAACGATACTAATGGCGTTTGAAGTGACAATATCATCATTAAGTTTGTCAGCTTCTTGAAGCCGGCGAAGCGTATATGTTACATCACCATAATATGCTCGCTCAATAATTACATCGTTCCATACACCCGGCGAAACTTCTTCAGCTGCACCGTATCCTACAACTCCGAAGAACCTTGTCATAGGTTGTCCTAATTACTAAGGGCGAGAGAAGGTCCAAGACGCCGTGGTGTTAGCCGCGAAGTAGTAGTCCTCATTCGCCTCGGCGGTAACCTCAACCGACTCACCCGCATCGATAGCAGTCTGGGCTCCAGAGGAGACAGGCAGACCATCCATGAAGTAAGACACACCGGTCTTCGACGGGATGGTAACAACACCAGTTCCCTCAACGAAGGTAGGAGCATCCGGAGCCACAAGAGTACCAACGGCACGCGAAATAACCAGAGCAGACTTGTGCTTGGTCAAGCAACCAGACAGACGAGACTCAATCAGGTACTTGTACTGGTTGTAATCAATGTCGAAGTCGTCAAACATCGACAGAACGCCACCCTTGTCTGCACCAACAGTGTAGTCAGCAAGGTTAACCAGAATAGCAAGCAGCTCGCCACCGTTCGTCGTCTCACCATCGAGAATCGGAACGGGAACGATCTTGTCGGCACGAAGCGCCGAAGCAAGCTCAGCCTCAGTCGCGTAAATACGGCGACCCAGCTTGTCCTTCACGAGCAGCAGATCCGTAAGAATCGCCTCCGAGCAGAACATCGTCGGGTTTCCAGTACCCTTGTAGTTGACGCGAGCGCGAACGATAGCCTCAACAAAGGCGTCTCCGGTCACGTTCGAAGCAACCACAACCTGGTGAGCATAGAAGTTGTCGTCACGAGCAATCGGACGAATGTTCAGCTCGTTGATCTTGTCGTCATCGTCAGCTTCACGACCATCGCCAACGAGAATCGCGCGAGCGATTTCCTCGTCAAGCATAAGGCGCATCTCAGCTTTCAACCACGCAACCACATCCAGATCCGTGACGTCAATGATGTCATCCCGGTCAAGCTTCTGCTTCTTGTAGATGGTGGTCGGAGGTG